TCTCTATATGTGAAAAACAAACTCAACAATTTTTTACCTATCAGGCATCCAAAAACATAAGATAAAATGGTTGAGGTAATTATAATCATGTTTCCGTTTCCAAATATCCAGCAAAATTTGATGCATTAACTATTAATTTCTGTATATCATCATTTGATATATTTAGGTCATTTATTACCCCATCTAAACAAAGAAATCCTACAAAATTATTTCTTATGTCTTTGATTGATATTGCAATGAAGCTCGATATTCCCCTGTTTTCCCAAAAGCTTTTCATGGATACACATATTGGATCATTTGGGTTATTGATGTCTTCTATTAGGCAATAATATTCTTCTATTAATTTTTTAAAGAATGGGGAAAATATTGATGTTGGGATGCTTTGTGTATTGATAGCTTCTGTTGCTATTCCTTGGCTAACAACTTCATATGTTATTGAAAATTTTTGAAAACTCTTTCCTGAATATGTCTTTGTCCCATTATGAAATTCAGCTATCCATACTCTGTCGCATTTAAATTTTTCCTTTATGGATTCCAATTTCGAAAGTATAAGTTCCCCATTTTCTATGGTATGCTGTTTGTTTAGACTCTGTTTCTTTTTTTCATTTTTCTTATTTTGTAAATTTTGAAAAATCTGTAAACACAATGGAGATACGATGCCAGTGATAAGAGCGACAATGATCGGTGTAAAATGATTCGCGGAAAAATCCATGATAAATTGAGTTAAACTATTTATCATGATTATTTCATTTTTTTAGGCATTGACAATTACATATTTTCCTGTATAAATATTTTGATGAAGATGTATAAAAATTTCAATCCAAAAGAAATGGATGAAAATACGTTACGATCTGTTTTCAAAGATATTGTAAAAAAAATTAAAAAGAAACCAGTTGGTTTTTTTAAATTAAAAAAAATGAACCGTACTAGGGGTATGTGGAATTCTGGTGAAGATATATCAATTGATCACAGGAGAGAAATAGTACCCACAGTAATACATGAGATGTTACATGATATATACGAGGACAATAGCGAAACTTGGGTTAGAGTAGTTGAGTCAAAAATATCTCAAATAATGACAACAGATGATGTCTTTATTCTATTGAAAGAGTTTATCAATAAACTTGAATTGAGCAAGAATAAAAAGAGTTATTACGAACTCTAATAATTACATTACTTTGGAAATCTTACCAAAGAATTCCAAAATTTGATCTTTCAAGTAATCTTCCACATTTTTTCTAGGAAGTCTAGAAATACGTTCTTGGAATGAATCATAAGATTCTTCAAAGGAACCATCTTCCGCAAGAACATATTCTTTTGATTCTAATATACCATTAACAAATGCTTTGGGGCAAGATGGATCTGCAACGCAATCAACTCCAACTAGTCTAAAATCACTCACACGATTTGTACCATTATATTGCTCTGCTAGTTTTCCAAGAGCCTTTGTTGACATTCCAATACGAACACCATCATCGATTAATGCTTGAACAATCAAGCCGCAAGGAGTGGAAAGAATCTTGGATCGCCCAATATAGGTGTTGCCGTCATTTTTCAATTCAGTAACCAAGTGACACGCTCTATCGAGATTAATCTCAGCCTGGCTCGAATGATTCAGCTCCCCTAGTGATCTCTTCGCATGAATCATTTCAGTTGTATAACGTTGAACTTCCCTACGCATTTCCTCTCGATCATACACACGTTTGTTCTTGTTAACCTCTTCACACACCATGTAAGGTCCAGCCACATAATAAGAAGGTCTTGATTTATTGTTGGTTTCTTCTTTGATGATTTCGAATTCCTCGTTATCTGCGTATTGATCAACTAATAGTTTAAATGCCATATGTTTTATTTATTTATATTCTTAATATCAAATTCCAAGTTCTTTTTCTGTCAAAATTGTAAATTCATAATCCATCTTGGAGCACCAAGACCGTGCAGCCGACCATTTGGCTTGATTCTTCAAATAATTTAAACTTTCGTAAATTATTGTCTTCTTGCGTTTTCTACCATGATCCATTGTCTTTGGATCTATGGTTTGTCTGTGTGGTTTTACTTCAACAAGATATTTTTTTAATATTCCATTTACCATCATTTTTATTGCAACATCTGGAAAATAAACAGAAGTTTTCTCCGTTACTGGATTTTGGTATTGTATTGCAATTCCTTCTGAACTCCATTCAATTACATCATCATTTGCATCACACCAACGAAATAGTTTCAATTCCCAAGATGAAAGAAACCTTGGATAATCATTTCCCCTATATTTTTTCTCGTTGACTGGTTTATAAATTCCTTGTCTAAATTTTTTGTTAATCGATGTGAGTTTCATATTGCAACACCTTTTAACATTTCCAGTAATTCCTTTGCTGCTTGATCAACAGAAATCATGGGGTGTAATCCACTTGAAATATATTCAGGTTCTTTCTGAGGAGCATGATGGTTTAGAATATCCACCATTTGCGAAAACATATCGTTCAAACCTTTTTGTGGTTCGTAGTTGCCTTCAAACTGGACTCTTCCACCAAACATATAAGTTATTTATTATTAAAATTTTACCCAACACAGAACAATACGGGGTCACTTGCACCCATCCCTGCCGATGCACCAGTGTATAATTGAGCTTCCAAGGCATCTTTTTCTTTCAAACCTTGGGAGAGTAAATCATTATAGTTAATAACACCACCACCAAACAATGCTGTGTTAGTGTATTTTCCTCTTACATTTCCAATTGAAATTTTAGTCAATGCGAGTGCGTATTGATATACCCAAGGTTCCTTGATAATATCGGATAATGGTCTTTCAACATAGCAAGAAACAGCACCCCAAAATCTAGAAGGAGAGGAACCCATTTTAGGTTGGGGTGTAATTCTCATGTATTGGGTTCTTTCATCAAACTGAATGTCACGTTTTAATGCGAGCATCTTTTCTCTATCTTCCAACCAGTTTTTAAGAATGCTCCAAGAAACAAGATCGAATCCATAGTTCCCCATTGAATATGAGAAATATGTTTGTTGTGCAAGAGTTTGTTCAATTGTGAATAGTGTATTGATTCCAGTCGTGGAACCCTCTTCAAAGTCCGTTACAGATATAACCTTTCTATAACTATCCATCATGTAGTCATATGAATTGAGAAGATCCAGAACTGGTTTTCCAACACTGTTTTGTTTAGCCACTTGATAAATCCAAGGGGCATTTGGATCACCAATTACCATTTTACCAATGGTATATGCTCTTTGAATATCTTTATTTGGGTTCTCTATTTCTAGTCTTGCATTGAAATCCCTAGAAAGAGAGAACAATACATCGAGTCTAATCCCCTTGTCTCTTTCATAAAGATCACTGTCAAAGACAAGATATTCCCTAGTATATCCTGCGAATCTTGTGAACATTTCAGCAGCTATAGAAATAAACTCGTTTAATTGATCATCGTGTACTTCCAGATTGATCATTGGAGCACCGAGACTTCTACATATTCTTTGCCCAACCCTCTCATAGCTATCCATGATGCTATTGAGGTTGCTGCTGTAGAAAGAAGAAACAGGTAAAGAGGTTGTACAATCCATTGCCATATTAATTATTTAGTGGCAATGTTGAAAAGAATCAAAAAGGATTGGTTCCAAGAATATCAGGCCAAGTGGCTTTGATGCCAGCAAGATCATCTGGAAGCTGAGTCAATGTAACATCGCGGAGTGCTTGTTTAGCAGCAATAATTTCAGCTTTCTTCGTTTCGTCGTTAGCCTCAACCGCCTTCATAAAGTCAATGTCGAGCTTGGCGAGTTTAGGAGCGCGAGCGGCACGGAACTTATCAAGATGAATAGCTTTAGCCTTCTCAATGTTTACCTTTGCGCCAGTTTCAGCGTCAAATTCGTATGCGTTGAAGTAGTCGTTATCAATGTCAACTGAATCAACAATCTTGTATTCTACTCCTGCTGGAACATCTTTGATTGCGTCATTAACATCTCCGCATGGGATGACTACTGCTACTTGTCCGTTGGGTTGTGTATAGGTGATATACATAAAGTTAGTTTCCGAAAATTTGAACATTTATATTTGTTCTGTTTGTGGCTTGTCCGATAGCTCCCATAGTATTTATTCTGGAACTATTTATAGTTTGGCCTGCTGGAATTACACCCTCATGTCCATATTGCGCATTAATTACACCTTCAACCCCAACAATAACTGAATAAATCGCATCTGTCATAGGAGTTGTAAAATTCACAGTATAATCACCAGTTCCGTTCTTCGTAACGCTGGAGACATTGTAGCTGGAACGGATTGCGCTTGTGCTTGGGTTTGGACTAAAAGCATTAGTCCCATCAAAATTCACCCATGCTTTGCAAATCTGTTTCTGCTCGTTAGTGCCAAGTTTTGCTGCTGTTACTGAACCATTAGTAATCTGCGTTGCACCAACAGAGTTAGCTGCAAGCACAGCACTCGTAAATGAAGTTGCATCGTTAAAAG